TCGCTTCACTCCCGAAAAAAGCTCCGGGGGTAAAAATGGCAAATACTTTCCAATGAGTTACTGAGACTTTTAACTAAATCAGCGTTGTGGACTGGTTTCTCCTTTCAAGAGCCTATGTAAAAGTAGGTCTAAAGTCTCAGTAACTCCTTTGAAAGTATTTGTAAATATATTCTAGAAAGGAGAAAACTCAATGGATACTGTTCAAGACTCAACAATGGTTGCTCTTTTACCACAGACAAATGAATGGTGCAAGATCGACCCAGCTCATACGACCCTTATTTATCCCGGAAAGAAATCAGAATTAGATCCAATTGTTCGAGACGAACTTATTAGATTGGCTTCTTCTATAGCCATCTTAACAAATCCTTTTCCTGTCAAAATTACAGGTCAAGAAGAGTTTGGTGATGATAGAGTTGAAGTTTTTCGATTGGATAGAACGCCAGAGTTATCTTCTCTTAGAACAATATTTGAAACTTGGGATGATAGTGAGTTTCCAAACTTTAGACCTCATGCCACAATTGGCCCACAAGGAACCTTTGTAGAAAATCCGCCTCTATTTCTTATGTTTGACCGAATTATGGTTGGCTGGGGAGAAGAACAAACAACCTTTTGGTTAAGAAGATTTTAGGAGGTGATTTTATGGCAAAATCCACAGGAATGCCAGAAGAAACCACTAAGATCAAACGTCGACAGGCTCCTGGGAGAACAATTGAATCTAGAGAGAATCAAGTAATTCGTTTAGCCTATGATCTTGCCGAAAAGAGAATTAGAAACGGCACGGCCACAGCACAAGAAGTAACTCATTTTTTAAAGACTGGTTCTGTCTTGGCTCAACTTGAAAAAGCCAAACTTGAGAAAGAGAACGAACTTCTACAAGCTAAAACAGAGTCTCTACAATCCCAAAAGAAAGTAGAAGAACTTTATTCAAAAGCTATGGCAGCTTTTAGAACATATAGTGGTCAGGAAGAAGAGATCGACGAAGATGAATAGGCGATACTCTGAACTTAGCCAATTTAAAACCATTGATGATAGGTACGATTACCTTAAACTAATGGGAACTGTTGGAAAACAAACTTTTGGATGGGATAGACATTTTAATCAAAAGTTTTATCATTCTATAGAATGGAAAAGGGTTCGTGACTTTGTTATTGTTAGAGATGATGGTTGTGATTTGGGTATTCCTGGTTTTGAAATACGAGATAAGATTCTTATTCATCATATGAATCCAATCTGGATAGAAGATCTTAGTAAACACAATTTAGATATTCTAGATCCTGAATTTCTAATAGTAACCAGTAACAGAACACATCAGGCTATTCATTATGGTGACAAAACATTACTTCCTCGGGTTCCTATAATTCGTCGACCAGGAGACACAAAACTTTGGTAAAGGAGAAAATATGACCGATAGTATATTAGACACAATTAAGCAAATGCTGGGAATTCCAACAACCGACACGGCCTTTGACATAGACATAATTGTCAATATTAACTCGGCATTTATGGTTCTCAATCAATTGGGTGTTGGGCCGGAAACTGTATATTTTATAGAAGATAATACAGCAATATGGAGTGATTTTCTAACCGAAGTAGAACCATACTCGGCTGTAAAATCTTATCTTTTATTATCTGTTAAGATGATATTTGATCCTCCAGCAACATCTTTTGTTCTCGAAGCGATGTCAAGACAGAAACAAGAACTTGAGTGGAGACTAAATGTTCAAGTTCCAATTCCACCTGCTCCGGTCATTCCGGAACCATAATTAAGGAGGTCACATGTCGAAAAAGGTTTATAAACAACAGGAAGAACTTAAGCATTTCGGTATTCTAGGAATGCATTGGGGACGCAGAAAACAGTCAACAGTTGATTTTAATAATCAAAAAGTAGAAGCAACAGCTAAATTTAAAAGTCAAAAAGCAGAAGCAACAGATAAGTTTTTTGGTAACAAACCACGACCAACCGAAGTAAGAAGTGCTATTGGTTCCGGAGCAAAAACTGTGGGAAACGTTGGTGTAAATGCCGCTAAGGGTGTTGTTAAAGCATTTCAAGAAAAACACAAAAGCAGAGTAGAATCAGCAGCCGAAACAAAATCGATCGTGGACAAAGCCAATAAAATTCTAAATAATCCAAAATCATCACAGAAAGAATTGGATTCAGCATTAGAATCCATTGGTGTTAATCCCAAAACTGGAAAAACAATGTTTACTAAACCAGTATACGATAAAGCCGGTAATGATGTTTCTGTGAATCCCCCGCATCGTTTACTAAAAAATAAAGGCGTATCTGATAAAGCTTGGGATCAGGAAGTTGATGCCGATATGAACCCCACCAGACAACAAATTGCAAAGCAAAAAGTCGAAGATGTAAAACTAGACAAACAGGCCCGAGCGCAAGTAATTGCGGCTGTTGCTGTTGTGGCTGGCATTCAGGTTGTCAAATATGTGGCTATGCAAAGTTTAAAAAAGTCGGCAAATGATGCAATATTGGCCAAGTATGGACCAGAATTATTTAATCTATTAAAAGTAAAATAAAGGAGGCCTATATGGCTGATTTACAACACGTTGGTGTTCTTGGTATGCATTGGGGTATTCGCAGACGTGGGCCAGCCAGTTCAGAACACACAAGAGCCCGAGAACTCAAGAAAAAACATGTTTCAGAACTGACCAACGACGAGTTGAAAACTGCAATTACTCGTCTGTCTCTTGAGAAGCAATTTAAAGATATTTCTTCTGCGAGCGCAGGTAGAGGAAGTTCCATTCTCAAAGGAATTCTATTAAGAGTTGGAGCACAAGCAGTTAACAGTTATGTTGCTAGTAAAAACCCAGATTCCAGTAGTTATCAGTTCTTCGCTGATGCGGTTCGAAACAAAGCCCATAACCCGAAGAGTTAATCATGACTCTATCGAATACTGCCACACCAAAGTATTATTCAGAATTTAGAGAGAAGGTGATCAAAGGCGAACTTCCTATTTCTAAAGAGATATCTTTGGAGATGAATCGGATAGATGCACTTATAGCAAATCCTGGAATTTACTATGATAGCAAAGCTATAGATGGATTTATAGCTTTTTGCGAGAACGAATGTACTCTTACCGATGGTAGTGATCTTCATCTTCTTGACTCATTTAAACTTTGGGCCGAACAAATCTTTGGTTGGTGGTATTATGTTGAACGAAGTGTATATAAACCGAACAAAGACAATCATGGTGGTCGGTATATCCGCAAAAAGATTAAGAAGCGATTGATCAATAAGCAATATTTAATCATAGCTCGAGGCGCAGCCAAGTCAATGTATTTATCATTGATTCAGAACTTTTTTTTAAATATTGATCCTTCGACTACTCATCAAATTACTACAGCTCCAACTATGAAACAAGCAGATGAGGTTATTTCTCCTATTCGTACCGCTATCACCCGCGCGAGAGGGCCGTTATTTCAGTTCTTAACAGAAGGTTCTTTGCAAAACACAACAGGATCTAAAGCCAATCGGGTTAAGGTAGCCTCTACAAAGAAAGGAATTGAAAATTTCCTTACAGGATCGTTACTCGAGATACGTCCTATGTCTATTGACAAACTTCAGGGTCTTAGACCCAAAATCTCTGGTGTTGATGAATGGCTTTCTGGAGATATTCGCGAAGATGTAGTTGGTGCGATTGAACAAGGAGCATCAAAGCTAGACGATTATCTAATCATAGCAGTAAGTTCAGAAGGTACTGTTCGCAATAGTAGTGGTGACACAATTAAAATGGAGTTGCTTGATATTTTAAAGGGTGACTATATAAACCCACATGTATCTATCTGGTATTATCGTCTTGATGATGTTAATGAAGTAAATAATCCAGAAATGTGGATCAAAGCAAATCCAAATTTAGGAAAGACGGTGACATATGAAACTTATCAACTCGATGTTGAACGAGCCGAGAATGCTCCTGCTGCTCGAAATGATATTCTGGCTAAGCGTTTCGGTATTCCTATGGAGGGTTACACATACTTTTTCACTTACGAAGAAACTATCCCCCATCGTAAACGTGATTACTGGAGTTTGCCTTGTGCTCTTGGTCTTGACCTTTCTCAAGGTGACGACTTCTGTGCCTTTGACTTTTTGTTTCCTCTTCCTCATGGTGGTTTTGGTGTTAAGGTTCGTTCTTATATAACATCAAAAACACTTATGAAGTTGCCTGGAGCTATGCGTGTTAAATACGAGGATTTCTTAAAAGAAGGTACTCTTCAAGTTATGGAAGGAACCGTTCTTGATATGATGGAAGTCTATGATGACCTTGAAAAACACATAGAGGATAGTAAATATGACGTCCGTGCTCTTGGATACGATCCCTACAACGCTAAGGAATTCATTGAGAGATGGGAACGCGAGAACGGACCTTATGCTATTGAGAAAGTTATTCAAGGTGTTAAATCCGAGTCTGTTCCTTTGGGTGAACTAAAGAAGTTATCTGAGGAACAATTAATTGACTTTGACGAAGAACTTATGTCCTTCTCAATGGGTAATTGTATCACACTTGAAGACACAAACGGTAATCGCAAATTGCTAAAGAAACGTTACGATCAAAAGATTGATAATGTTGCAGCAATGATGGATGCCTACATAGCTTATAAGGCAAACAAGGAGGCATTTGAATGAAATGATAAATACATTACAACACATTGGCGTCAAAGGAATGAAATGGGGAGTTAGACAGTTAAGAGAAAAAGGTGGCGAAGTGGTACTTGGTCCTGGTGAGACACTTCATCACGTTACCGGGGCAAAAGATTTAAAACTTAGTAAAAACATACTTTATACAAGTTTTACTAAGAAAGATGTTCTCACTTATCGTGGTGTATATGCCGACCAACTTAGAGCATATGGACATGATCAGATATTTGATTATAGTCTTACAGCAGCCACCAAACTAGTTTCTCCTAATAAAAGAAAACGAGTTGATGAACTCATAGCCCTTCAAAAAGACAAACCCGCAATACTTAAAGAGTTGGCAGAAACAAATCTAAATTGTGGTCTCATACTACAAACAGCAAAAGCGTTTGGCTTTAAAAGTGTTGAGGGGGAAGCAGCCAAATATAGACAACAACTAAATAGTAAAGACCCAAAAGAGCAAGAAAAAGCATTTCGAGATTTTGTTAAAGTCATACCATTATCAAAACCAATGCGAGATCAATATTTTGATCGTTTAGAGAAACAAGGATTTAATAGTATGTATGACGATAATGATATTTTGGGTGGTTACTCAGACAAACCGCTAATTGTTTTTAATCCATCAGCAACATTGAAAATCAAATCAAAAGTTTCTGATGATCAAGAAGCTACAGATCGTGTTTATGCCGAACTCGAAGCTCTCATTAAAGAAACAGAATAAGGAGGCCACATTTGAATAGTAATAATTTTCTAGGCCGATTAAAATCTGCATGGAACGTATTTCTAGATAGGAATCAGTCAGATGAGTTTAATAATGTTGGTCCTGCTTATTCTACTCCTCCACATAGAAAGCGTTTACTATATGGAAACGATCGATCTATCGTTGGTGCTATTTATAATAGAATAGCGATTGATGTTTCTGTTTTGACACTTAGACACGCTAGAGTTGACGAGAATGAATCGTTTTTAGAAACAATTGATTCTGGTCTAAACAGGTGTCTTTCTGTTGAGGCGAACATCGATCAAACAAATAGAGATTTCGTCCGAGATGTAGTTATGTCAATGTGTGATGAAGGAGTGGTTGCATTACTTCCTATTGACACATCAATTAGTCTAACAAACAATAACTCTTTTGATATTTTGACTATGCGGACAGCAAAAGTAATACAATGGTACCCGCATCACGTTCGTCTTTTGGTTTACAACGACAATCGAGGAGAAAAAGAAGAACTTACTCTGCACAAGTCAAAAGTTGGAATTGTTGAGAATCCTCTTTATTCTATTATGAATGAGAAGAACTCAATTCTTCAAAGATTGATTGCAAAACTTAATCTCCTGGACGTGATTGATGAGCAGAGTGGATCTGGAAAACTGGATTTAATTATTCAGTTACCATACATAATCAAGTCAGACAAAAGAAAAGAACAAGCGGAACAACGACGTAAGGATCTTGAAAATCAATTGAAAGATTCCAAGTATGGCGTTGCTTATGCAGACGGAACTGAAAAAGTAATACAACTTAATCGCCCAGCAGAAAACAATTTAATGTCTCAGATCGAGTATTTAACGAGAATGGTTTATGCCCAGTTAGGTATTAGTGAAGCGATTTTAAATGGTACTGCTGATGAGAAAGAGTTGATGAATTACTACAATCGAACTGTTGAACCGATTGTTTCTTCGATCACGAATGAGATGACACGAAAGTTTTTAACAAGAACTGCTCAAACTCAAGGACAAACAGTTATGCATTTCCGTGATCTATTTGCTATCGTTACACCAGAACGTCTTGCTGATCTGGCAGACAAACTAACTCGTAACGAGATTGCATCACCAAACGATTTGCGAGCAGCAATCGGATGGAAACCAAGTAAGGCTGCTGGTGCAGACGAACTCAGAAATCGAAATCTGAATCAGTCGACTGGCGACCAACAACCTATGGATGTCACTACAGAATTCAATAAGGTTAAAACAAAGTAAAGGAGAATAATTCAAAATGGCAGATATTAAGTATGATTTTAGTGGCTTTGCTACTAAGTATGGACTGCTTTGTACCGACGGTCGCACTATCCAGAAAGGTGCTTTTAAGCACAATGATGGACAACGTATTCCGCTGGTCTGGCAGCACCTACACAATGATCCGAACAATGTTTTGGGTTATGCTATTCTCGAGCACAGAGACGAGGGTGTCTATGCTTATGGGTATTTCAATGAAAGTGATGCTGGAAAGCAAGGAAAAGTGTTGGTCGAGCATGGTGATATTGCATCAATGTCAATCTATGCCAACAAACTTATCGAGAAAAGCAATTTGGTTCACAAAGGAGAAATCCGTGAACTCAGTTTGGTCTTGTCCGGAGCAAATCCCGGTGCGGTGATCGAACACATTACCCTGTCCCATAGTGATGGTAGCGAGACCGAATCAGAAGACGAGGCTATCGTATCTATGTTTATTCCTCTTGATAAGAAGGAAGAAATTGTTCACGCTGATCCGCCAGTAACTGAAAGAACCGTTGCTGATGTCGTCGACGGTATGTCTGACGAACAAAAGACAGTCATGTATGCCCTCATTGCCCAGGCTATGGGAGATGCGGCTAATCCAGATATGTCACAATCCAATTCCGAAGGA